TTCAAACCGAGCAAGAATCTTTAAAGTCTAGATTTTCTAAATTAGATACAGGTTATGTATCTGAAATGGAGAACAGAATTAAATCATCTATGGAAGCTGCTGCATCTCGACTAGCGAAAGCTAGAGAAGATGGAGATTTGAAAGCTGAAATCGCTGCTCAAACTGAAATCTCAAAATTAGGTTATGAAGAAGCAAGACTTGCTGAAATCAAATCTAAACAAACTATTGAACCTAAAGTTGAAGAAAAAGTTGTAAGACAACCTGAAATTCAGCCTCAAGTTCAAGAACAACCGATTAACCCAGATCCAAAAGCTCAAGCATGGGCTCAACAGAATACCTGGTTTGGTCAAGACGAGGCCATGACATATACCGCATTCGGCTTACATAAGAAGCTTGTCGAAGAGGAAGGTTATGACCCACAAACGGACGAGTATTATTCTGAAATTAATAAAAGAATAAGACTTGAATTCCCGCATAAATTTGGTAAAGTAGATCAACAAACGACTGCGAAGCCTACGCAAGTAGTAGCTTCAGCTTCTAGAAATAGTAAGCCGGGTCGCAAAACTGTGAAACTCACGCCATCACAAGTAGCAATCGCTAAAAAATTAGGTGTGCCACTTGAAGAATATGCGAAACAATTAAATATCACGAAGGAGTAAATGCATATGGAAAATAATAACGAAAAAAGAGCTTCTCGTGCGAGTCAAACTAGAGAAAAAGAATCTCGAAAAAAAGTTTGGACTCCACCGTCATCTTTAGATGCACCCCCTGCGCCGGCAGGATTTCGACATAGATGGGTAAGGGCTGAATCTATGGGTTTCCAGGACACAAAGAACGTCGCTGGAAGATTAAGATCAGGTTATGAATTAGTCAGATCTGATGAATACCCAGACAGTGATTATCCAGTGATCGAAGACGGCAAATATAAGGGAGTGATCGGAGTTGGTGGCCTTGTGCTGACAAGGGTACCGGAAGAGATCGCAAAATCTAGAGCTGAATACTATTCTAAGCAAGGTATTGAGCAAGATCAAGCAGTCGAAAACGATCTACTAAAGGAACAGCACCCAAGTATGCCGATCAATCAAGATCGACAGACTCGTGTAACTTTTGGTGGTACAAAGAAGAGTTAATTTTTTAACGATTCCTAACCCCAAACTTAAACTAACAATTGTCTAAGGAGGACAACTACTATGGCAAATAAAAATGCACCATTTGGTTTAAAACCAATTGGAAAAGTTGGTCAGAATAGAGACAACGGTGGTTTAAGTGAATACAGTATTGCTGCTAATGACAGTACTACGATCTATTTCCAAGACCCAGTCAAAATGACTGCGGCTGGAACAATTGATCAAGGTGCTGCTGGCGGAAATATTTTAGGTTCCTTAAACGGCGTGTTCTATACTGATCCAAATACACAAAAGCCAACGTGGGCAAATCACTATGCGCAAGTTAACGCTGCGGATATAGTTGCTTTCGTGGCAGATGATCCATATGAAAGATTTGAGATCCAAACAAACATATCAAGTGCTTCTGCACAAGCTGATGTGTTTAACAATGCGGATATCACACTTTCAGCTGGTGATTCAGCGAACTATGTTTCTAACGCGATGTTGAATGATGCTACTTTAAGCACCAACTCAGCACAGTTAAAAATCATAGGTGTATCAAAAGATCCGGAAAACAACGAAGTCGGTTCAGGTTATGTGAACTGGGTTGTTACGATCAATGAACACAACTTGAAAACAACAACAGGCGTATAATAGGAGGATATAAATATGGCTATTTCAAGATCACAGCTAGTTAAAGAACTAGAGCCAGGTTTAAATGCACTATTTGGCCTGGAATACAAAAGATACGAAAACCAACACGAAGAAATCTACACAAAAGAATCTTCGGACAGAGCTTTTGAAGAAGAAGTAATGTTATCAGGTTTCGGTCAAGCACAAGTTAAACCTGAGGGTTCTGGTATTACTTTTGACAATGCTCAAGAGACTTTTACTGCTAGATACACTCACGAGACTGTTGCTTTAGGCTTCACAATTACTGAAGAAGCGATCGAAGATAACCTGTATGACAGATTAGCTTCTAGATACACAAAAGCGTTGGCTCGTTCAATGGCAAACACTAAGCAAGTAAAAGCAGTTAACCCACTAATCCAAGGTTTACCAACAACTGATGGATTTGATTCAGGTGACGGTGTTTCTTTATTTAACACTGCACACCCAACAATCGCGGGTACTGTTTCGAACACTTTAGCAACTCAAGCTGACTTAAACGAAACTTCATTAGAACAAGCAATGATTGATATCGCTGCTTTCACTGATGAGAGAGGTTTAAAAATCGCAGCTAAAGGGATGAAATTAATTATTCCAAGTGAATTACAATTCACAGCGGAGAGATTAATGAAGTCTGCTCAAAGAGTTGGAACTGCTGATAATGATATCAATGCATTAAGATCTATGGGAATGTTACCACAAGGTTTCGTGGTTAATAATTTCTTAACTGATACTGATGCGTTCTACATCATTACAGATGTGCCAAACGGAATGAAGTACTTTGAAAGAGCACCTATCACTACTAAGATGGAAGGTGACTTTGACACAGGAAACATGAGATACAAAGCTAGAGAAAGATACTCTTTTGGAGTTTCTGACTTTAGAGGTATCTTTGCTTCTGAAGGTGCTTAATTCTTAAGCATTATTTTTATTAAAGGGGGGTTTCGGCCCCCCTTTTTTTATGGTAGAAAGACAAACCTATGAACAAAACTTATCTTATAAAAATCTTTACAAAGGAATTACAAACTCAATTTAATATTGAGTCTGAAAAAGAAATAAATGATGCAGAAGAATTGCATAAACCAATCATTGACTTTCTAGGAAAAAATGCTATACATTGGGAGCCGAATCCATTAAAGTTTAGTGGCACTGCTACAGGCGCTGGATTCTATATAACCTATGAGGAGGTTAACAATGGCTCAAGACAACATGGTGTTGTTCGCGAAGAAACTGAAACTCGAATCTGATTGGAACGAGTTGTTTCTTAAAAATGGCGGAATGGTAACACCTGAAATGTCGGTTCTTGGAGATGATATCAAAAAAGTAATTAGATCTATTCTAAAGAACCAAGAGAGTCCTAAAAATGCTTTAGATGGAGAAATCCATCTGTATGCTGGCTAATTAGGAACTCTATATTGCTGGAAAACATACTTTTCCTATAGGGATTTCTTGCACTCTTTAATAATTTCATATATAAATTAATTACTATACATAAATTATTCTACATAGACGCGTATAGTCGACGGCCTAGAGACTATGTAGAAAAAACTAGGAGGATATAAATATGGCAAATACTACATTTACAGGACCAGTGGTATCCCTTAACGGGTTTATCGGTGGTGCTAATGAAAACGCACATGACACAGCACAAGGTGGAAAAATATCTTGGACTGTATCTAACGCATCAACTGTGCAAATTGCAACAGGAACTAGAGCTGGTGAAGAATTATCAGCTGTAGACAATGATGGTGTTATGATTTACGTTTCAAACGGATTTTCTAACGCTGCTACTTACGCATTTTCTGATGGAACTACTTGGAAAAGAGTTCAAGATGGTGCAGACATTGCAACTGACGCATAATTAATTATGGAGCCCTTCGGGGCTCCTAAAACTTAGGAGTTTAAAATATGTCTTTTAAATCAGATGTTAAAGCAATAAGAAGAAATACAACTGGTGTTGTATTTGCAGGAAGAACTAGACTAAGAGGAATTATCTTAGGTGCTCCAAATTCTACTACAGCAGGTTCTGTTGTATTAGTTAATGGTGGTACAACTACAACTTACTTCCAAGCAGATGCTCCAGCAGGTGATGTTTTTGCATTTAACATTCCAGAAGATGGAGTGTTATTTGAAAACGGAATGAGTATTTCTACATTAACAGGAACAGCAACTGTATTGTTAGACAAGTAGGAGGCTAAATGGCTAACACTACTTCAGGTACATACGTCTTTGATAAGAATTTTCAGATCGATGAGATCATAGAAGAAGCTTATGAAAGAATTGGTTTGCAATCTAACGCAGGTTATGATATTAAAACTGCGCGACGATCCTTAAATATTCTATTTCAAGAATGGGCAAACCGAGGTTTGCATTATTGGGAAGTTGCAAACAACTCAATAACTTTAGTAGATGGTCAAGCAACTTATACAATGTTTCGTTCACCTGGTGACGGAACTTCGGACGCCACTAGCATATATGGCGTTGATGATATATTGGAGTGCTCTTATAGGAATGCATCTTCAATAGATACACCACTTACAAAAATTAATAGATCAGCTTATCAAGCATTATCAAACAAATCATCTGAAGGACAACCTGTACAATATTTTGTACAAAGATTTATAGACAAAGTTACAATAACTCTATACCTTACTCCAGGCTCATCTGAAGCAGGTAATACTATTAACTATTATTATGTAAAAAGGATTGATGATGTTGGAGTTTATACAAATGCAGTCGATGTACCTTATCGGTTCGTTCCTTGTATGTGTGCGGGTCTTGCTTATTATTTGGCTCTTAAAAAAGCGCCACAAAGAATCCAGGAATTAAAATTATTATACGAAGATGAATTACAAAGAGCATTAGCTGAAGATGGATCTTCATCTAGTTCTTTCATAACACCAAAAACTTATTATCCGAATGTCTAATTTATCAAAAGGAAAATATGCAAAAGCCATATCAGATAGATCAGGATTAGAGTTTCCTTATTCTGAAATGGTAACGGAATGGAATGGTGCCTTTGTCCATGTTTCAGAATTCGAGCCTAAACATCCACAGTTAGAACCAAGACGATTCACGGCCGACGGACAAGGTTTACCTAAAGCTAGACCTGCAAGAGTTGAACCTGCAGTATTAATTTTATTACAAACCAATCCTTTTGAAACGATTAAATATTCAGGAAATACTTATGTCAATGTTTATTCACCAACTCATAAAAGATCTACCAATGATGTTGTAAGATTTAGAGGTGCTACCAGTCCCACTGGGTTTAGAAGTGTTCCTACTTTTGATAATGTGTCCGAT